GTTTTGAGTACCAGGGCCGCGATAATACTTACGCGGAGATGAGGATGGCAAAGGAGTCCAAGCAAGGTGATTGTGGATTTCCTTATATACTTCACAGCCCGCGTCATACAAGGCGGGTGATTGGAATCCATTCGTTGAAGTGCCATACGGGAGAAGTCGGAGTTAGTTTCACTACAGCTGATATGCTGGAGGAAGCTCGAGTGACTTTGGCTGCCCGTTTGGCGCCCCAGGCGTGTGAGGTCAAACCCTTCAGCGTGGAACAGGTGGCGAATATTGATGATACACCGCTGCTCATTGAAACACTGTGGGATGTGCCAGACATGGAAATCATCGGACGTGTAGAGATCAATGGTTGTCAATTGGAACGTTATTGTCCGACGCGGACGGCATTTGAGCGAACTGGGTTGCTTCACCCAGATTGGGAAGATAAATATCTCCCATCGCAGCAACGCTCCTGTATTGTGGACGGGGAGACTGTGTTTCCCCTGTACAAGAATGTGCAGAAATTCGGAAATGAAGCATGGGGGTCAATTGACTATGACCTCCACATGGAGTCAGTGTGGCACTTCATGTCAAAACTACCGCAAGGGAGAGGAAAGATTCTCTCGTGGGAGGAAGCCATAAATGGAGTCGAGCCAATGAAACCGCTGGTGATGGATACATCCACCGGTTTTATGGCTAAATGGTTCCAGAAAGGGAAGAAGGAGTTGTTTGATCCTTTGCCGCAGATAGTGAATGAGAACGGAGAGTTGGAAGCTCGACGCTATGAGTTCAGTGATGTTGCCCAAACGCGGATCATACCCATTTATGGGAAGTCGTTTGTTGATGTGTTGTTGACACAAGATGCAGGTCTGATGGCAGGTGAGGAGCCTATGACATTTTGGACCGCGACGCTGAAAGATGAGTTGGTGAAGGAGGCGAAGGTGAAGGCGTGCAAGACGCGAGTCTTTGTGCAGCCAGGAGTCGATTTCACTATTCACATGAGACGTTACTTTGGAGACTTCTGCAATGAGGTTAAGAAGCGCCCTGGTTTTGGGTTGCATCACCTCATTGCGGCGGAGAAGGACGCAGTCTGGAAGAAGGTGTATGAAGAGTTCAAGACAATGGATACCTTCTTCGATTTGGACTATTCGAATTATGATGGCACAGTTTGCGGTCTGGCATTCGATTTTTTCAGACGCATTACTGACCATTTTTACGGTCCAAAGGGGAAGGCAGCCAGGCATGCCTTGCTTTACAACCTCCAGAATTCAGTCATGATTGTGGGGTTCAAGTGTGTCCTTGTACATCAAGGAAACAAGTCTGGAAACCCCTTGACTGATGTGTTCAATTCAATTACCAATATCTGGCTCATGTACGTGTGTTTTTTGTCTGAGGCCCGATACAGGAAGATCAATGTGACTCTCGATGAATTCGAGATGATGGTGCGCTTCTTGACGTACGGAGATGATGTGATTGTGGGCATTCGAAATCCAGTCAAGGAATGGTTCAACCGCGCTTCGATTGCGTGGTGGGCCAAGCGACTGGGAATGGTCGCTACAAGTGCAGCCAAGGATGGGCTCATGAGACAGTATGAACCGCTGGACGGCCTTACTTTTCTCAAGAGTCATTTCAGACCGAATGGAAATGTGGTTCTTGCGCCTTTGCCAATTGAGGTTATTCACCGTGAGGTGATCTGGCAGCGCAAAGCCAACGCAGGAGATGTCACAATCTTTCAGCAGCGTATCCAAACCGCAGTGGACATGATGTGTCACCACGGTGAGGAGGAGACTACCAAGTTTTTGTCACAGCTAGCTGAGTGCAACATCCATGTGAACTTTTCTTGGGAGGCTTGGCGTGGTAAACTGGAACAGAAGCAGAATGCGGCACAGATTGAGAGACGTGTTGTACCGGTGGATGTTGATGAGTGGATCATGGACCAAGCATAATATATTATATACCTTATCTTCAATGTTGTTGCCAAAGGGTGGTTACTAACGTGCGTTTTAAAAGTACGGCTGTATTGCTGTCGCGTGAACGAGTCCCCAGCGGTTTGATGTTTATATATCTTTGATGTTGTCGATATCTTTTTAAGCCGAGCACCATCCGAAAGGAGGGAAATATTTGGAGTTGCGAACAGCTCGCATAGCAACTCAAAGCCAATAATAGTGGCGCAATTTAAGTTAATTGTCTATCTATCTAATTAAATTTAATTAAAATAG